TCACTCATCGGACTCTCCTTCATCTCCAGATTTTAGGTTATCAAGCCACATCAATACAGGAGTTACTCCATATGTAGTGATGTAACCACAGTTAGCACAGGACATTTTGTAATAATAGTTAGCATCACTGTCTCCTGGATGAGCAGGTTCGTGTCGGAAGAAAGTGACGAACGACTTACCTTCTTGACCTTTCAGCAAGTCTTCCAGCGTGGCATGTCCTGACTCAGCAATTATCTGATACCCCTCAATACCGCATTGGGGGCATTTCGTCGTCACCCCTTTGGCATCCAAGAAACTGCTAAATTGCTTTGAGGTAACCCGCTCTAAACGTTTATAAAAAGCCTTTTGTTTTTCGTCGTTACCACTCATTGATAAAAATTCTCCTATAAACTTCCAGAAAGAGGATTAAATCTAATTGCATCTTCCAGATAATCCGGCGCAAAGTGCGCATAAACCATTGTTTGTAAAATACTTGAGTGTCCTAAAATCCGTTGCAGCGCCAGAATGTTGCCGCCGTTCATCATGAAGTGACTTGCAAAGGAATGCCGTAGAACGTGAACGGCCTGCCCTGCTGGCAAGCCAGGGGCAACCTCTTTGATGCATGTCCTCACATACGGATAATTCAACTCCGAAAACAAGGGGCCAGCCTTAATCCCACTGGTAATTTCAGCGCATAATTCCAATGAGATCGGCACCGTCCGGTTTTTACTGTTCTTGGTGTTGAGGTAAGTCACCTTATTGCCGATCACTTCCTCCCGCCGAAGTTTGACCACCTCACCCCAGCGTGCTCCCGTTGCCAGGCACAACTTGACAGCTTTCAGGTGATCGCCTTCCAATTGGGATAGCAGTTGCCCGATTTCGTCATGAGTCAGAAAGCCCATTTCCTGATCCGGCAGCTTAATTTTTTTCATCTCTTTGAGCGGGTGTTCGCCGTGATAAAGCCCCAGATCGATGAGAACGGAATACACCCCGCCCAGCTTTTCCTGATCGAGATTGACGGTCTTTGCCTTTCTGCCTTCGGCGAGACGGAGTACACGATAATCAGAAAAGAAGGACCGGGTGATTTGGCAAGCCTTGGGGTTGCCCATTTTGGCCGCCATTACCTGCAATTTATGCTCAATCTTCACACCATCTTTTAGGTTCTGACCGTGATGCTTAAACCAAAGGTCTATCAATTCCGTTAATGGCCGTTGGTCGGCTGGCTTATCTACCCAGTCTTTATTGTTTTGCGTCGCGATAACCCAACGCTCAAACTGCTGCGCCTCGGATTTCGTCTTAAATTTCTTGCGAACGCGCTTACCCGTCCGGCCTTGGGGACGCACGTCCACCATATAGCCTTCAACACCGAGCGATTTAATACTCATCCCAAAGGTTCCTTTCGAAACAAATGCCGCCTTTACCCCAGAAATTCTTTATACGATAGGCAATTAGCCAACCTTCTGGCCTTTTCGGTGGTCGGATGTACTTCCGAGCCCATCAGGGGAGAGATCAGGTGAAATCTGCCCGATTTCCGGCGCGACATCCCCTGTCATTAGCCACATTGCATATTTTTTGAACCGCTGATGCTGGGTGATCATCAAGAGAAACTCACTTCCAACACTCTTGATGCGATCTGTTTCATACCGCTTCAAGTTGCCGGCCGGGACCCCTGTTAATACGGCGAATTCTTCGCGGCTTAACCCTTCTGCCTCACGGATCTCACGAATTTTTGAACCTATGTTGGTTGACATGGTAATTATTTGTACCCATAATTCAGTCAATGGTACGTATATGTACCCGACATAATAGAAAACTGCGTGATCTTAAAGGGTATCACTATGAACAAAAACCGACAAAAAAAGGTGATTGGAGTAAGGGAAAATCAACTGCCTGCTGATTACCCATTCGGAGATCTGTTGGAGGAGTCGATCTCCGACTACGCCCTGCGTATCGGCAAAAACAAACAAACAATCCGCACGCAGGCTGATACTGGTGCCCTGCCAATCTTGCAAACCCGACCAGGCGCAAAGCGCCGCGTCAATCTTTACGCCATCTATCTCAATGCCAAGCGTCATGCGGAGAAGTTTGTCGCACATATGGGGTCATAAGGAGATTGCAGATGACTGATGTTCAGCCACGCGCCCTCATCCAACTTTCAAAGCACACCTTCGTCTATCGCGGGTTCACTATTCATAAGTGCCCGCGCCATAGCGAAACGAGCCGAACGGCCTATCAGTTGATGAGCAACGGGGATTATTTCGGTCGTGATTTCGCGCTGGCTGAAGCCATGCGTACCGTGGACAAAATGGTTAAAGGGCGGGAGAGCAAATGAAACAGCCTTACAGAATTCTCATTGAAGAACTGCTGCAGCACTACCACACCAAAGCAGCCAATTTGCAGATGGCGACCGCCACCGCGCCAGAGGTTCGCCAAGTATCGCTGAACGATTACGCGTTCCGCCTGAGCATCGGCCTCACCGGCCTGATGAGTACGGCAGAAGCAGCTGGTGACGGCCCGGTAGCAGAAGTAATTGACAGGCTAATTGTGCGCTGCAACAACGGCGACATTCCGCAGCCAGGAATTTCAGCATAGCCGGGTAAGCCCGGCCCTATCTGAGAGCGCATCTCTTCCATTCACGTGTGGGCGATGGGCGTCGCGGGGTGCGCTCTCAGATAGGTCAAGCAAGAAAGGAATTGTGAATATGACGCCAGAAATGAATTTACTTGGCAATAAAAACGCATTGTCGAATATTTTTATTCGCATCAAAGACGAAAGAACGCCATGCGGTAACTTTTTCTTCAGATTGGATCAAATGACCCTTGTATCCGTAATCGATAATAAAGGGCTAACACCGCTGCTGGAAGTTTCAGGCGGGCACGTTGAGCCTAGCGTGACATATGAGCAATTTATCGACTTCATGACTTTCGTTATTCGCGATGCCCGCGTGAGTGATAACGAGATAAAAATTTACGAGCTAGTTATTAACGAAGAAACAGTGCGAGAGCTAGCCCCCCGCACAGAAAAAACATTTACGCGTTAGTTGACATATTTACTCGATGGATGGGCATCACCGATGCCGTACTCTTCAGCAAACGATTTGGAAAAGTGCATGCTAGGGATTGCAACATCAGCCTGGTCAAGAATAGGAGCGACAGTAATGGCGTTACATGCAAACTTAGCACTCTTACGTGCCGATTCTAATGTTTCAAAACCACCGGCTGGATGGGTTGCAATTTTTGACGAATTCCCATTTATGGAAATCCATGCATCCCAGCGCCATACATTAGCGTGTTCTTCCAGGGTGATGAGCAGCAATGGATTGTCTTTCGCATTGGAAGGTGAAGTGTTTTCACCAGGCTCAATAAAGGTCGGAGCCTCCATCAGCGCTACAAAATGCTCCAGATCATTAATGGCCTCTCGTCTTGTCTCGAACGATTGGCTTTTAAACGAATGTGGGCCATTGGATAACATCCAATATGCGCCTTTATTTCTTTCAAAAATAACATTGAATTTCATTACAACTCCTTTGTGGGTGGTTGTCATTCCCGGGTTCCTGTCAGAACGTGACGGGCATGGCGAAGATACCACAGCGCGGCCGGGCGCGTAATCCCGGAGCATTGAGGCCAATCGCACCATATCTGGTCGCGCCCTAATAAATAAATGGGCTGCAATAGAGCGGATAGATTGGCCTAACCATGAGCCGGCATGGATAAAAACCGGCACATATTCCAGTACGCACTGATAAGCGCCTACTGAAATATATAAATCACCAGTAACAAAAATGCTGCCTTTCAGGTGGCGGGTTTCTTACACCCTGAATTTAGGAGGGGGGTTATGCAAGACGACGATTTACACGCCGCGTTTATCGAGGCCCGCCGCTCTGAACGGTTACAGTTGCTTGAACTACTGGAAAGCAAGCTCGACCGCCTGGCTGCGGATAAGACCCAGCGCGATCAGATTTTTTCCACGCTGAAAGACTGGATCAGTATTCGCCGGTCTGTCGGCACATCAGAAGCGAGGAAGCAGCAATGATGGCGTTTTTCCTCACCCTCGCCGCCGTCTGGGCGGTTATCGCGTTTGGGCTGGTCTGTGGGCTCGCCTACCGCTATTGCAGATTCTGCCGCGCATTCAATCGGCAATGTTTGCAGCCAGAGCAACGTAATTACGATTAATCACATTAAAGGTGAAATAATGAGCAATAAAAATGAAGCAATCAACGCTGTAAATCGCGCTATCGGTTTTATTCGTGGTAGTGCACATCATGAGTTAAGTAATACATTCGTTAAGGAATTAAATCACGCCATAGATTTCATGGTAAATACTGGGCAGCATGAAGAATATAAAGCTGCATGGCTAAATATCCTCAACACCCTTCACGGTATAGACCCAGACTGGCAGGAAAAATCCCAGGGCGAGAGCGAATGGGAAAAGGCCGTTGCTTTTATTGGTCGGATGGATAAAGCCCAGCACCATATAGTAATTAATTGTGAAGGTATTGATGAAAATACAATTCGCAAATTTAAAGATGCCTTTTCTGAAGGCTTACGCGGCCAAAAGACGCTTTTTGTCGGTGAGTGGGCTTTACCGAGCGAACCGCTAAAAATGGAAGCTATTAAACAAATTATTGAGGAAATAGATCATCTTCCAAGACGAATGGATGCCCCTGAAGAAGCAGGAATGATCGTCGCCGGTAAAGCTGCTGGACTCGATGAAGCTATCAGGAATTACCTTCTTCGCTGCGGTTCGCTTGAACCTGTTCGGCGACAAGCCGCACAACTTGGCGCAGCGGCAATGAAAGTGCTCATGAATATTCCTTGCACTTACTACCAGGTAGATGCAAAGGCAAAGGATTCGCGCAATGGCTGACCAGATCGATATTGCGCAGGAACAGGTCGAACTGACCCTCGCCGCCCAAATCGCCAACGCCCGCCCGCAGCAATGCGGGCCTTCTGCATTCATCTGTGAAGCCTGCGACGCGCCAATACCTGAAGCGCGCCGCGCCGCTATCCATGGCGTAACGCGCTGCGTTACCTGCCAAGAAATTCACGAAGCCAAATCACGTCATATCAAGGGGTAACCATGAGCAGACCTGCCCTAAAATGGCTCGGCAGCAAAGCTGGCATCATCGACACACTGCGCCAGCATCTGCCGGAGGGTAAGCGCCTGGTCGAGCCGTTTGTCGGCTCCGGTGCTGTTTTCCTCAATACCGATTACGACAGCTATCTGCTGTGCGATATCAACAGCGATCTGATCAACTTCCACAACGTCGCAAAAAAACTGCCCGATCAGCTTATCCGCGAGGCGCTCAATCTGTTTAAAGAGCACACCGACGAGACTGGTTATTACGCTGTCCGCGCCGACTTCAATCTGCGCTGTGACAGTAACTTCCTGTATCGCGCCGCGCAGTTCCTCTACCTGAACCGCCACGGATTTAACGGCGTTTGCCGCTATAACCTGAGCGGTGATTTCAATGTCCCCTTCGGTCATCGTAAAGCGCCGTACTTCCCCGAAGAAGAAATCCATGTATTCGCTGAAAAAGCGCAGGCAAAGAAAGCCATTTTCCTGTGCTGCACCTTCCAGGAGGCGATCAGGATGGCCCAAGCTGGAGACGTGATTTATTGCGATCCGCCGTACATCCCCGCATCGGCAACCGCAAATTTCACCAGTTACCACAGCGACGGTTTCACCAACGAGCAGCAGGAGAAGCTGGCGCGCATGTTGCGTATTGCTGCCCGCCGTGGGCGCCACGTTGTGGCCTCAAACAGCGAAACCGCAGCAGCGCTGGAGCTGTACTCCGATTTCGATATCACCACCACCACCGCCCGACGTTCTGTCAGCGCTAACGCATCTGGTCGAGCACGTGCCGGCGAGATCATCGCAACCATGAGGGCATCAGCATGAAAGCGCATGAACTGAAAATCACCACAGCCCATTTTTACTTTGTCCTAGCAGGGGTGAAAAAGGCAGAGTTTCGTCTTAATGACCGCGATTACAAAGAGGGTGACATTCTGAAACTTCGCGAGTGGTTGCCTGAAGCTGAAGGCTACACCGGCGAATATGTGCATGTTCGGATCACACATATAACTGACGTCAGTGAGTGGGCGCCAGGCTATGTCATGCTGAGTATCAAACGAGGCCCCTGGAAGTTATGACCAAAGCTGCGAAAGGTCGTTACTCCCCGACTCCGCCGCGGCCCTATCCGGGCGGCGGCGCTGTCGCTTCTGATCTGCCCTTCACCTGGAACGCGCCGCGCCCAGCGATTAACCCACGTCAGGAAGAAACCCCGACCGCACCGCCCCAATCATCCCTGGCCGGTATCATCGCGCTGTACACCACGGAACGCCGCCACCTGGCCGAACAGGCGGAAGCCCTGAGCGAGGCCACCTGGCGCAAATACTTCAATAGTGATGAGCGCGACCCGGAACTGCGCGACTTCAACCAGGACAAGCGCATTAGCCAGGTCAAACTGGCGCGGGAAATGTATCGCCACAACCCCGCCCTGGCCGCCCAGTCAGACCTCAATGCCCAGCCCAAATTCATCCGCCAACCGCTGCAACAGCGGGTCGACTATTTGCGCCGGGAAGAAGGTGACGATCGGGCCAATGCGTTTTTATGCGACATCGTAAAAAGCGAATTGGCACGGTTGGACGCGGTACGTAACCGCCAGCAAACCATCGGTTTTCGGCATATGGCCCGCCATGAAGGCTTGGACGCCCTGCTAAATTTGCCGGAGCTGTACCAGGACGACGTCAAAGGCCTTGCCGTGAAAGTAGCCACCCACATGGACATGCTGTTCGTTGACCTGTACGAGCAAATTGTCACGGACGAAGAGAACATAATACCCGACGACCTGCTCCAGCTTTACCGCTTGGTCGCCAACGAGGCAGCCAAGTTGTGCGTACAGCCGCCGGGCTATCATGCATTACTGCATAAAGGTACCCGCCGCGCTGAGATCCCCTTTGACCTGGTCCCCGGTGCATTGGCCCGCTTGCGCTGCGCAAATTGGTGGTATCGAAATCTGTGGCGTCTGCGTTGCGAATGGCGCGAAGCCCAACTCCGCGCCGTCTGCCTGGTGCACAAGCATGCGTCCGTTTATATCAGCCATGATGCCTTGTTGCATAAGCGTGAACAGCGCCGCAAGGCAATGGAGTTTTTCAAGGCGCATGAGCTGACTAACGAAGATGGCGTCACCCTGGCGATGGAAGACGTGATCGAGGCCAGCAACAGCAACCCGAAGCACCGCCGCAATGAAATGATGGCCTGTGCCAAAGGGCTAGAACTACTGGCTGAAATGCGGGGAGACTGCGCGGTCTTCTATACGATCACCACCCCGTCGAAATATCACGCGACACTGTCGAGCGGGAAACCGAATCCGAAGTGGAACCACACCACCCCACGCGAAACCAGCGATTACCTGGTCAGTCTGTTTGCCGGTATCCGCAAGGCAATGCACCGGCAGGGTTTGCGCTGGTATGGCCTACGCGTGGCCGAACCGCACCACGACGGGACAGTCCACTGGCATTTGCTGTGCTTTATGCGCAAAAAAGACCGCAAGGCGATCACCACCTTAATGCGCAATTTCGCCATTCGAGAAGACCGCTCCGAGCTGGGGCCAGGCCTGGGCAAGAATATCAACCCTCGCTTTGATGCTGAGCTGATCACCAAAAGCAAAGGCAGCCCAACCAGCTACATCGCGAAATACGTCAGCAAGAACATTGACGGGCGCGGGCTGAAAGACACCATCAGCAAAGAGACAGGAAAATCCCTGAAAGAGACAGTAGAGAACGTCACCGCCTGGGCGTCGCTGCACCGCGTGCAACAGTTCCGATTTTTCGGCATTCCGTCGCGCCAGGCTTACCGCGAACTACGGTTGCTGGCCGGGCAGTTGCTTCGTAAGCAAGACCCGCAACAGGCAAAGAAACCCGGCACCCCCATGCTGGCCGACAAGAAAATGGACGACGTGCTGGCCGCCGCCGACGTCGGCTGTTTCGCCACGTACATCAGCAAACAGGGCGGCGTACTTATCCCGCGGAAATACCATGTTGTCCGCACCGCTTACACCTCATCGGAGACACCGAACGATTACGGCGATCACGGTACGCAAATTTATGGCGTCTGGTCGCCGCGCCTGGGCGACGCTTCCCGCATCTGCACCCATACCAACGACTGGCAAATGGTGCACAAGACAGCAAGCGACACCCCGAACATAGCGACCGACACCACCGGCGGTGATCGCTTCGGGTTTGACGTTGACCATCAGGGCGGCCCCGCCGCCCCTTGGACTCGTGGCAATAACTGTCCCCTTGAACAAGATACGAACAGTTTAGGAGAGGAAATTGCCACACATGAAGATCCGCAAAGCGTCAATTTTGAGTTATTGGGATACAAGGAACGGCGCGAGCTACTGAAGCGATTACGAGAAACCAGTCAGAAACCACTGGGGGATCGCCGACAACGCCGTCCGTCAACATCCGGCGAGCGCGCAATATCGCCATTGCAGGACGAATTGATCGGGAAACTGGACGATTACGCCTTCACTCTGGGGATAGATATCAGCCGAGCGGCGCTGCGGCGCCTGGTCATAGGGCAAACGGTCAATATTGACGGCGAGCGCTACCGCGCAGGTCAGGATGGTGTGCTATATCTGGTGAAAAATGCAAATGAGAAAACCTCCAGTGAGCTAATTTCTAGATTTCAGAAAGCATTCCAAAAGTGCTAGCTCTACGAGAAAACCATTAAACACTGTCGTATTAGTCAGCATCGGTAAGTAGTGGTGAATATTTATAACCATAGTAATTATAATCACACGCGTCAGATAAAAAATAAAAACACACTGGCATTACTCAGCTCGAACTTTCACTCCTTTGTTTTTTCTGTCAATATAGGAATTCGACATGTTTCATCCATATGAACACTGAGGTGAAGACAAATGGAAATTGAAAAATTCGCTATAACATGTAAAAGAGCACTAGACCGACATTTTAAAAAAGTTAAATACGCTTATGATAATGGGTATTTGGTTTCACAAGACGGAAGTAGTGCGGATTTTTTTTACCCAACCACTATTTTATGCGCAAAAACTGAAGAGGTATTTTCAGTTGAATTGATTGGAATATCAAAAAAAATAAAGCCATTAAAAATAAAGAAGTACTCTAATTTAAGCTTTGATAAACTAATAAGTTATTGTGATAAGGTTGAAAATTCTAACGCTCAGTTTGTATTTTCAGGTAGTATCATTAGTCTAAAACATATGCTTTTAACAAACGATATTGAATATCTAGATGAAAAACAAGAAAGATTCCCAATAGTAAGTAAATTTCCAACAAAAATAGTTGGTGATGAAAATGCACAAAATTTATTTGCATTTGACGCTAATTTATTAACAGCAAGCTTCAAAGATGTGGTGGTGGTTACATGTAAAAACAATACCTTCAGAGCACGATACATATATGAAATGTTAATATTTAAAAATAAAATAGAAGAAGAGGAACTGCAGCAACTACTGCTTGAACACTTAGACTTCTCAAAAAAAGGGAGCTCAGTTTTTGGTGCTCAAAAAATAAAGACAACCTCTGATATTAAGGAGGTGCAAGTATCATATCTACACAACATGATACTAAGGAATGAAATACATGAAACTACAATTGGTGATTATCTTAACGAAAATATAGACATTATATTAAGCACTCTTGGTTATACCGATGCAATATATGAACCAACTTTATATTGGATAGAAAAAACACCAGACAACACGGATATATCAATTAATCCAGACTTTCTTCTACAAAGAAAAGATGGTTTTTACGACATATGTGATTTAAAAAAAGGATTAGTCAACAGAAAGAATCTAACAAAAGGAGAGCGTCGTAGAAGAAGGTTTATTGACGCAGTGAACGAAGGAATAGCCCAACTAGATAATTATGCCGAATATTTTACTTTTGAAAAAAATGCAGAGCATGCTTCAGAAAAATATGAAGTAAAAACCAGAAACCCATTTAAAATACTGATAGTCGGGAACTTAGAAAATACTGTAGATGAAGAAGTGAAACAAGCATTGCGCGGTAGATCCGACCTCTTAGTCATAGATTACGACTCAATAATATACATGTTTTTAGCGAGAATTACCAACGAAGCCATATCAAATTAATCCAGTAATACCACGCAAAGAACTGCACAATTTTGCACAATAATTCGATCTCCACTATTGCGAACCTGCGCCAGTGCTGGCGCAGGTTCGATCTACTTTGGATCTTGCACAATAAAGAGGGTGTGAAGCGCGCAGGCGAGGCGTGGGAGTAAGCGCGCGCGTTGGGGTATGGGGAGGGGGTCATGTACTGCATGAGATGGCCGCTGTGAGGCCCGCACCGAAACGGTGTGACGACGCGATGATCAGACGGGAACACGACAGCAGGCCGCAGGGCGCGACTGGCAATGGGAAAAGGATTGATGCTGTGAATGCCAGCGTTAGATCGAATGGGATGAGGTCAAACAGTGAGGAGATGGCCGCCATAGACAGTGGCGGCCATGCTGCAGGTTAAGTCACCGCAACCAATGATTATTCGATGTAACCTAACCCACCACCCAACAGTGCATACGGGTTGAAGCAGATTACTTCCTCCCCCATCCAGTCGTTGACGTGCTTCATGGCCTCCATGATCGGCGTCAGCTCATTGATGGCGAACACCCTGGCCGCCTTCTCCACGTCGCCGAACGTGCCATTGCCTTCAGGCATGGCGCCCATCAGCTGCGGCGGCACGCGGTGGGCGGCGAGGATATCGTCGCGCGTGGCGGACTTCACACCCAGGAATTCATCTTTGGCTGAGATCTGGCTGAACGGCAGGATCTGCACTGAGTCCTTGCCACCGTTTGGCGCGTGCAGCAGGATGTTTTTGAATGCCCCACCCCGCCGCGTGTCGGTCAGCGTCTTCTTTAGTTTGTCGAGACTTTCCTGATCGGCAATGGCGCTGTTGACGTAGACGATGCAGCCGGCATGGCTGCCGTTGTCGTAGTACAGCTTGCGGAACGTGTCAGCCGAGTGTGACAGGTTGGCGGACAGCAGGCCGGCGAAGTACTCCGGCATGCCGTAGATCTCCTGGTGAATGTCCGGGTTGATCACATGACAGACCGCGCCGGTCGGAAATTGGTAATCATCAAGCCCCGCCTGGATAAACCAGTAGGTATCAAGGTCAGAACCGCGGCGCGTGTACTTCGCCAGCGTGTGATGCAGCGCCAGCGGCCCACCGAGCACATTACGGCGTAGCTCCAGGTAGGCATTGCCGAACACCACCCAATCCATAGCGAAAGCCGAGAACGCCTGGCGTGACAGTAGCTTGTGCGGGATGAAACAACCGGCCAGAACGTTACGCTTGAAGATCAGCGCCGACTGATGCCAGCTGGCGTGTCCGAACTGGCGGGCCAGTCCGTACCAGCTGATCGGCGTATCGTAGTACCGACCGTTGTCGGCGCAATACATCGAGTCCAGCAGGTCATAAGAAGACGATACCGGCCAGGGGCCATCAAACGAGAAGGTACTCAGGCCGGGGAGTTTTTGCAGTTCGGCGGCCAGGTCCGTCTGCGTTTCTGCTGCCGGCTGTTGGCGCGACTGCGGGAATTTTCTTTTGCTCACGTTAATACTCCATAACCGTCATGTTACCGCCGCCATCTTGTCCCAACGGCTCGTTGACAATCGCCAGCATGGTCGCCCAGGCCAGGTCGCCATGGCTCACGCCACGGCTGCGATCGGTGTCATAAGTGATCACTCCGCCGGGCGTTACCACTTTGCGCACGGCGTTGAATGCGGCGATCAGATCGTACTCTCCCCGGTCATACTCCCATCGACCACCGCGAACTATCTGCTGCATCTTCAGTACCAGCATGCGCTTGCTGGCCGGGTTGAACTGGTAGCAGACCGCCGCCGGGAATTTTTTCCTGACCAATTGCCAGACCGCCTCACCAACCCCTTGCCCATCAATGCCGATATGCTGCACGTTGTAGCGCGATAGCATGCCGATGATCAGATCGGCCTGTGCTTCAAACTCCATTCCCCGGATGCGCTGCGTCTCAATGGTGCGGAACTTGCCGCCGGCGACCAGCGGCGCAGCGTTGACCGAAATACCGCCGCTGTCCCCTTTTCCGCTGGCGCCGTTGGGGTCGTAGCCAATCCAGACAGGACGGTCGGCCATAGGCCGCATGGCGTAGGGTTTCCAGTCTAGCCAGTCGTCATATCCATCAGCGCCACAGGTCAGCAGCATGTTGTAGTCAAAGGCCGATTCCCCGTTGCGGATAAACTGGCAGCCATACAGGTTGTCGTACTCTTCCGGGCTGTTTTCGTCGCGGATTTCATCGATATCCGTCAAATCCCAGCCGTGATCGATGGCATCCTGAAGCGTGACAATCTGGCGCCAGATTTTATCGGGGCACATCAGGCCGCTGTTCAGTGTCTTCCAGGACGTGTCGAACTCTACGCGCTTGCCGCTGGTGCGGCCCTTGTTGAAGGCTTCACCCGTCCAGAACGGATACGCCTCATGACTTTCCGCTGACGGGGTGGAAAAGTAAGTACGCGTCAGCCCTTTCAGCGTCGCCATGGCGCCGGCCACTTTCTTCAGGTTGGCAAACTGGCCCACCCAAAAAAACTCATCGAAAAACAGGTTGCCGGTGTAGGACTGCGCCGTCGCCGCAGACGTGCCGAGAAAATGCAGCTCGGCGCCGTTGAACAACTGGATCATGTCGCCGCCCTTCAGTTCGACGTCGACTTCTGCCGCTGCCGAGCGGATGAAACTGCGGAACTGGTACGCCTGCCGGCGGCTGGCTGACAGAAATATCTGGTTGAGTTGGTGCTTGTACTTCACATCGTCGGAGAGTGCTCGCACCAGTGCTTCGCGGGCAAAGTACCAGGTTGCCCCAACCTGGCGGCTTTTGAGCACCATGCGGTTGCGGTGGTGGTGATTGTCGTACCAGCCACGCTGGTGCCAGTGCAACGAACCCAAAATGTTTTCACGCAGCTGCGCGATCTGCACTTCAGAGAAGAAGTTTTGTTTCTTGCGCACCTTCTTCTTCGGCTGCGTGGCCGGCGTGCCGTTATCCAGCTTCTTCAGTTGGCGCGTCAGCAGGTCAATTTCCTTGAAGTCGCCTCCGCTCTTTTTATCCTTGCCGGTCAGTTGCACCAGGCGCGCATCGATTGAGGTGGTAACACGCTGGATAGGTGGCGTTTCATCCCATTCGTCGCGCTTCTTCCAGGCGTAAACCGTGTTTTGGTTGATGCCCATCAGGCGTGCGATTTCCGCCGGCGGGTAACCCTGCCAGTAAAGCTGTCGTGCCCGATGTCGGGTGAATGTTTCCTGAACCGTCATTGTCTCCCCCATGTCATGCCGGGGAGGTTAACCCGCGCGCGCGGGGGCTTTCTTGCGGTGCTGGCTGTCAGCGTTCTGCGACAACAACAACGCGTTGAGAGGGGGCCGGGCGCCCTGCCATCATCACCGGGAACTCAGAAACCGAGCGAGTAAACGAACATGGCAGGCACAGCAAAACCACGTAAGAAGTTCCGCGTTGCCGTCTCCGGAAACACCGTTGATGGTCGCGAAATCCAACCGCAGCACCTCCACGACGCGGCAGCAAATTACGACCCGGCGGTGTATGGCGCACGCGTCAACATTGAGCACTATCTCTCCCCGTATCCGGGTAGCGATTTCGGCGCGATGGGGGATGTAGCGGCACTCAGTACCGAAGACATCACCGAAGGGCCGCTGGCCGGACGCACTGCGCTTTACGCAGAGATCGAAGCCTCACCGCGCATGGTGCAGATGACCGATAAAGGCGAAAAGGTCTACTCCAGCATTGAGCTGGCACCGCAGTTTGCTCTCAACGGCAAAGCCTATGTCGTGGGATTGGCGATGACCGATACCCCAGCGAGCCTCGGCACTGAGCGCCTGAAGTTTGCGGCACAGCAACGAGCGCAGGTCATGGCCTTCAACAACCAGCAGGCAGAAGCGCCGATGTTCACGGAAGCCATTGAGGCGGAAGTGATCGAGCTAAACGCTCAGCGTAGTGAAGAAGGAAGCCAATGGTTTGGCCGCGTGATGGGCATCCTCGGCAAAGGCAAGAAAACCGATGATGAGCGATTCAGCCAGGTACATCAGGCGGTCGAGGTAGTGGCGCAGTCACAGGCTGATCTGAGCGACCAATTCAGCGCCACCGCAGAAGAAATCGCCAGCAATAAAAAAGCTATTGCGAAGCTGGCCGCTGATCTGGCGGCGATGCAGCAGAAGGTTGAAACCACGGATGGCAACTTCAGCCGCCGCCCGCCGGCCGGCGGTGGTGGCACCGTGCAGCTGGCTGACTACTGAGCCAACGACTGATATTCACTACAAGAGAAAAAGAACATGGAAAATATTACCCGCGAGCTGTTTGATCAGTATGTTGCCCGACAGGCTCAGCTAAACCGCGTATCACCGGCAGCAGTCGCGGCAAAGTTTGCTGTTGACCCAACGGTACAGCAAAAACTGGAAGCCGCAGCGCAGGAAAGTGACTCCTTCCTGAGCAAAATTAATATGTTCGGTGTCACCCAGCAGATCGGCCAAAAAGTGTTGATTGGCAGCAAAGGCCCGCTGGCCGGCGTGAACAACAGCACCTCCGCACGCCGCAATCCTGTCGCCAACGACAAGATGGAGCCGTTCAACTACATGTGCCGCAAGGTCAACTATGACTACGGTATCAGCTACGAACAGCTTGATGCCTGGGCACATCAGGCGAACTTCCAGCCATTGATCAGCTCGGCAATGGCCCGCCAAATGTCACTTGACCGCATCATGATCGGCTTCAATGGCACCCGTTATACCGACCCGTCAGACCGCGCAGCCAACCCGCTGTTGCAGGATTGCGGTATCGGATTCCTTGAGAAAATCCGCCAGGAAGCGCCACACCGCGTTATTTCCGACATCACCGTGACCTCACGCGATGAGGATAACAAGATCATTACCAAAGGCACCTACGGCAACGTATCCGCCGCGGTCTATGACGCCAAAAATAGCCTGATGGATGAATGGCACAAGCGTAACCCGGACAACGTTGTGATCCTGGCTGGTGACCTGCTGACAACCAGCAACTTCCCGGCAATCAACGCCATGAGCCAGACCAACCCGAACACCGAAATGCTGGCCGGACAGCTGATCGTCGCGCAGGAGCGCGTCGGGAACATGCCGACCTTTATCGCACCGTTCTTCCCGGCCAACGGCATTCTGATCACACCGTTTAAAAATCTGTCGATCTACTACCAGCGCGGTGGCCTGCGTCGCACCATCAAGGAAGAACCGGAGTACAACCGCGTCGCGACCTACCAGTCATCGAATGACGATTTCGTTATTGAGGACTACGGCAACGTGGCCTTTATCGACGGCATCACATTCGCGCAGCCTGCGAGCGGCAGTTAATCACCTGGGCGGGCACCTGCCCGCCCCTCTTCGGGGACAGGATAATGCTGACACCGGCACAAAAACATTTTCAACGCGTCATGGCAGAGCGCCACGGCAAGACCGAGGAGCATACGGACGCCGCCCGCACTGCGCATGAACAAATTCTTCACCGGCTGCGTATGGATCAGAGTGCACTGAAAAAAGTGCAGTCTGACCAGGCGAAAGCGGCGATGAAAAAGCAATTACTGCCGCATTACGAAGGCTGGATCGAAGGAACCCTTGAGGGGGACAGCGGCCGCCAGGATGAAGTGATTGTCACTCTCATGATTTGGGCGATTGATACGGCTGATTATCCGCTTGCTGTACGCATTGGCCGCTATGTCATCGCGCACGACCTCGCGATGCCTGACCGTTTCCGCCGTACGGCGGCCACCGCGCTGGTAGAAGAGCTTTGCGATCCCATTCTGGTGCAGGTAAAGGCCGACGACACCGCAGACCTGACCCCTTACCTGTCGGTACTGGGTGACCTTGCAGAGATTGTCGACGGCAAGGATATGCCGGATCAGGTGCTTGCCAAGCTGTTCAAGGTCCGCGGTTTCGCACTGCGTAGCGGCACTGAAGCCGACCAGACGAAGGCGCTGGAACTGCTGCGCCTGGCGATGAAACTGGACGCCGGCGCCGGCGTGAAACGCGAAATCGAACGCCTGGCGCGACTGGTTAAAAAAGCCAGTCTGGCGACCACAGGCGAAGGGGAAGGCAATGCTGAAGGGACTGATACAACAGGCGCTGATGCTAATGCAGCCACGGGCGATGGCAATACCAGCTCCGCGACAGATACCAATACAGACGCTGCAGCATCGTCAGAAACGACTGCGGTGGCCACTAAACCCAGCAGACAACGCCGCGCCCCGAGCAAAGCGCCAGCTAAGAAGACAACCCGCAAGGCGCCGGTAAAGAAAACCAAGACGCCACCCACTGAATAAAACGACTTGCGCCCCGTGCGCTGGCGGCGCGGGTGGAGATCTGCCGTGCCTGGCGCGAGCTTTTCTCCACTCGCTCACCGCCACCTTTTGAGGAGATTGGGCCATGAGCCTTGTTGCCGGGCGTACCGTCACCCCCGCTGCTGACGATGTGCCAGATACCGATGATAACGGCGAGAAGGTCACCGCCGGCGCTTTCTGGCCTGAGATAAAACTCAGCGCCGTGCGCATGGAAATGCGCATTAACGGTGCGGTGACCACGACCCGATTAAAGCACGCCGTGATCGAGGCCGTGGCCCATGTCATCGACCAGTTAAGTGCCTGGCAAACCGTCCAGATAAAAACCGGTTATGCGTTGCTGGCGGCCGTCCCTGCCAGTGAAATCAATGGCGAGAGCGTGAAGGTATTCCGTTATCGCCGCGCGGTGTACAGCCTCACTCGCGCGTATCTGATTGAGAATTACCGCGACGTTGACACCACCGGCGACGCCGGCGAGAAGCACGCCACCGGACTTACCCTCCAGGCTGCGGACCTGTGGCGCGATGCCCGCTGGGCTATCGCCGATATTCGCGACGAAGTGCGCAATTTCGCGGAGGCATTCTAGTGAAAGTGCGAGCCATGCAGGGCGATACGCTGGATTTACTGTGCCAGCGCCACTACGGCACCACACAGGGCGTCACCGAAACCGTGCTGGCCGCCAATCCAGGGATTGCCGAACAGATATTTCTGACCGCCGGCCAGGTGGTCGAGCTGCCGGAGATCGACCGGACAGCACAGCAGGAGGCCGTACAGTTATGGACGTGATCGACCGTATCTGGAGCTGGGTGATTTACACCTGGTCAACCGCATTGATGGGTATCGGCATGATGACGCAGCGCGAATGGCTGGCGGCTGGCGGGCTGGTGATTGGCCTGGTCGCCGCCGCGTTGGGGGAAATCCATCGCCGTCGCGTTGCCCGCAGCCAGGAAACCACCAACGCCTTGCTGGCGCAGTTGATCACTGCGGTGCGCAGTGACACCGAGAACAGGAAGGAAGTGAAGGAGCTCATAACGTCGCTTAAAGGGGGCACCCGATGAAAAAGCGCGTTATCGCTTGCAGCGTCGGCGCAGTCATTGCCCTGGCTGGTGCCCTGTGGCCCGAGAAGGTGCGTACCAGCGAGGCGGCGCAGTTGAAGATGGCGAAATTCGAAGACTGCCGCACAACGCCCTACTACTGCCCCGCAGGTGTGCTCACGGTCGGCATGGGTTCAACGACCCGCGTCGAAAATCGCGAGTACCAGGAGTCGGAGATCGCCGAACGCTGGGTGAATGACCTGGTGCGGGCTGAAAAATGCATTAACAACAATTTCAATGGCGCAGCTGCCCCACAGTTTGTTTTTGATGCCTTGAGCGACGTCAGTTTCAACGTTGGCTGTACCGGGATCAGTTGGTTCACCGATCGCCAGGGGAAAAAGCAGCGCACCACGTTATGGAAGCATGCGCAGGCCGCTAACTGGCCCGGCGTATGCAACCGGTTGCCCGATTTCGTGAACTCCGGCGGCAAGCGCCTGCAAGGGCTGGTGAATCGCCGCCAAGAGTTTAAAGCCTGGTGCCTGTCAGACCCTGCGTTAAGGGCGACCAAATGAAGGCGGTGGCCGCATTACTCCTGCTGTTATTTGTGTCGCTGGCCGGGCTGAGCTGGCAGAAGCATCAGCGTGCATTGGCCGAACAAGGCCGGGATGACGCAAAGCGTGCCCTGAAACAGACCGGTGACGTGCTGGCCGAGGTTCGCGCCCTGCGCGCGGACGTCGGCGAGATTGAGGCCGCAATGAAGAAGCTGGGCGAGAAGCGCGGCGCTAATGGAGAAAAACGACGTGAAACCATCAAGACCGCGCTGGCCGGCGAGACGTGCGCCGTTGCTCCTGTGCCTGCTGCTGTCGCTGACAGCCTGCAAAAACGCGCCGCCGAAGTTCGCGCCGCAGATTATTCAGGAGCCGTTGCCGGCAAGCCTGACGGCAGGCACTGACGTACCTGCAACACCGGAACCAATGACTTACGGCAGTCTCGCGCCATGGTCCGATGCGCTGCTGGATGCGCTGGACACCTGCAACGCCGACAAGGCAGCCATACGCGAACTTGAACTGAGGCGGATCGCCCGGGGGATAAAGTGAAAAAAGCCGAATTGCTGCGCGATGCGCTGATTGCCAGTAACCAATGGTGCAAGGCCAACCCTGAACAATTCACCGTGTGGGTAGAAAAAGGCCATATCGAGATCCAGGCCACCGGGGAGAGCTCGTTTATGTACCTGTATCCCATTCAGGTTTTGGCGATGGATTTCCCCGGCCAGTTGGATGATCTCATGCTGCCGCTGTTGGCCTGGGTGTGGGAAAACCAGCCTGACCTGCTGCTGAACCCAGACAGCAACAAAAAAATAGAATTCGACGCCGATATCGTGAGCGATGACAGCGCCGACATTCTGCTGAAAGTGCCTGTTTGGGAGCGCGTCATGGTGACCGTCGAGAACGGCAAGCCCGTTGCTCAGCACCTGGCGGAAGACAAACCGCGTTTCGGTGGCGGCGATTGGCAAATGGTCTTTGACCCAGAGCAAGGCGAGGAGCTGCTGCCATGACGAATACCGCTCTGTTTCACCAGTTGGATCAGATATTCGCCGACATTCTGGGCGGCATGTCACCTGCCGGCCGTATTCGCACCGCGCGCGAGGTGGGCAGGATGCTGCGCCAGAGCCAGTCACGCCGTATCGCGCGACAGGAAAACCCGGACGGCTCGAAATTCGAGAAGCGACGCCGCAAGGTGATGCACTCGCAGGCGGGGATCGGCTTCATCTGGAACGGTGAAACCCGGCGGCTGAAGAACTGGCGGGCGACCAAAGGCAGTCGGGGGCGCATGTTGACCGGCTTCGATGAGGCTCGCGGTGCTGTTCGTTCGTTTTATCGCGAGGATATCGAGCGCTATCTCGAGATCAATTTTACGCAGACCCGTAAGGACACCACCAAGGCCGATCCGATGTTTCGCCGGCTGCGTACTGCCAGGTTCCTGAAGGCGCGCGCCGATGCCAGCGGCGCTACCGTGGGCTATACCGGCGTCGCCGCCCGTATTGCTCGCACGCACCAGTACGGTCTGCGCGATCGAGTGAACAAGTCCGGCGCGGTGGCAACTTACCCGCAGCGTGAGCTGCTGGGACTGACCAAGGCCGACCGCATGGCGATCGCCCGTTCGGTCATTGACTCGCTGGGGGTGAAGTAGTGGGGATCGCCGAGTTAATCCGCCTGCTGGAAAACGTGATCCGCGTTGGCGTGGTCACTGAGATCGACGAGAACGCCTGGCGCGTACGCGTTGCCACTGGCGAACTGGATACCGCCTGGCTGCGCTGGAACGCACAGCGCGCCGGTGCGTTCAATATCTGGCTACCGCCGTCCATCGGTGAGCAGGTCTGGCTAGTCTGCATCGGCGGTAACCCGGAAACGGCGATTATCGGCGGCAGTCTGTACAGCAACGATCACCCCGCCCCCGGAGGCTCGCGTAACGAGATGGTGATCACCGCCCCGGATGGCGCCAAATTTCGTTATGACGCGGACGCTGGTGCGCTGGCGGTCAGCGGCATCAAGACGGCCAAAGTATCGGCCGAGGTGAAAATCATCCTCGATTCTCCTGTCGTCGAATGCACTGAGCTGCTGAAAACCAAAAAGTTTGACGTCACCGAAGGTGGTGAGATGCGCGGAACCTTCAGCCATAGCGGCGGTGCTTTCACCTCCAACGGTGTACAGGTCGACGATCATGGTCATGGCGCCATTGAACGCGGCGGCGATTGGACGGAGGGCACCCGATGAGCGAGAAATATCGCGGTATGAATGCCGCCGGCACCGGCACGCTGACAGACGCAGATCACGTCTGGCAGTCGGCGAATGACATTCTGCTGACGCCCATCGGTTCACGAGTCATGCGCCGCAATTACGGCTCACTGGTGCCAGACCTGATCGACAGCCCGCAGAACGATGTCACCCGCCTGCAACTGATGAGCGCGGTGGTTATCGCACTGGCAGCCTGGGAGCCGCGCCTTGCGTTGAACACTGTCAACGTCAGCTATTCGCCAACAGGCGCCGTCACAGCGGAAATGTCCGGCCTGCTGACGGAGAGCATGGAAAAGAGCACCGGCACGGTCACGCTAAGGAGCAACAACGATGCCAACGATTGACCTGTCACAGCTGCCATCGCCGGAAATTATTGAGGCACTCGATTTCGAGACAATCCTCACCGACGTGAAAGCGGTCATGGTTGCCGCCTTCCCTGCTGACCAGCAGGCATCGGTCGCCGCAGCCCTGTCGCTGGAGTCTGAGCCGCTCAATGTGATAGCCCAGGCGATGGCCTACCGTGAATTGCTGCTGCGCCGACGCATTAACGAAGGCGCCGCCGCCTGCATGCTAAGCCATGCCGAAGGCACTGATCTGGACAATCTGGCCGCCAACCTCGACACCAAGCGCCTGGCGATCACCCCGGAAACGGACACCGCCGACGCGGTGATGGAAAGCGACGAGGCCCTGCGCCTGCGTGCGCAATCGGCATTCGAGGGGATGAGCGTCGCCGGCCCGTCAGCGGCCTATGAATATTTTGCCCGCAGCGCCAGCGGCAAAGTTTCCGATGCCAGGGCAACCAGTCCGGCGCCGGCGGAAGTGGTGATCGCCATCCTTTCGACCGATGGCGACGGCACAGCCTCGCCGGAACTGCTGGCCGCCGTGACGACCGCCGTTAACGATGAAGAAGTGCGACCGCTGGGCGACCGCGTGACGGTTCGCAGCGCAGATATCGTCGACTATTTGATTGATGCCGAGCTGTTCTTGTATCCGGGGCCAGAGTCGGAACCCATCATTAACGCCGCCATGGCGTCGCTGCGGGCCTTTCTGACCGCTAACGACAAGAAGATCGGGCGCGATGTGGCACGTTCGGCGATCTCCGCCTCGTTGCATGTACAGGGGGTGCAGCGTGTGGTACTGCGGTCACCGGCCACTGATCTACCGATCTCCGACGTACAGGCAGCACGCAATATCGGCTACGTAGTAGAAAACGGCGGGACAGATGAATAACACCCTGCTCCCACCGTCAGCCGGCGCATGGATGCGCCACACCGAAACGGTCACCGCTCGACTGTCGGCGATCACAGTGGCGTTGCGCACGCTGTGGACACCGACGGCCTGCCCGGTGGAGTTGCTGCCGTATCTCGCTTGGGCGCTGTCAGTTGATCGATGGGACAAGAGCTGGCCGGCGGAGAAAAAGATAGCGGCGATCCAGCAATCCTATTGGCAGCACCGCCGCAAAGGCACCCGCGCCGCCGTACGGCGGGTGATTGAGAGCATGGGATTCTCGGCCACCTTCGCCGAATGGTTCGACACTAGCGACCAGCCGGGAACCTTTCGGCTTGAAGTTGACGTTAACGAAATCGGGCTCACTGAAAAAACGCTGGCTGAATTAAACCGCCTGATCGCTGATGCAAAACCGGTCAGCCGGCACCTTGCGCAGATGAATATCGCGACAAAAACCAGTGGCTTTATTTATTCCGCCGTCGCCATGCATGACGGGGACATAGTCACTGTCTACCCGGCCGATTACGAGCCGGACGACAGCATTAAATACAACGGCATTCCGCGCTTTGGTAGCGGTTATCACTATTCCGGGGAGTAACATGACAAAAATTACCGAGAGCGGACGCTGGGTTGATGGCGTTTATCAAATAAAACGAGGGGATAGCGTATCTGGCGGGCGTGATGGCATTGCAAATATTCAGGCGCAGCAACTGGCGAACCGCACTCAATATTTAAAACAAGCAATCGAAGGTTATTCCATCGGCGAACAGCCTTTTGATAACAAGGAAAAGGCGCAGGCAAAAATTAATGACGGAAGCCTTCCATTAAATTCGCGTTTTTCTGTGCGTATCGAGAACGCCGACGCATGGGTTGCTGAATTCAAAAATATCGATGGCGTTGCTACGCCAACAGGCCGGACCTTGCCTACTGGCGAGTTGGTTAAAAAAGTCACAGATTATTTTCACGTCAACGAAGCTATCAGCAATTTACTGATCGATATGGTTGATGATGATTACTTCTCTGTGTGGCGGCTGTTTGATAATGGGGCATTTGGCACGATTAAAAGCCTGCTCTCACCGCAGGGAATTTTTCTTGATGACCTGAAAATAACTCACATAGGGGAACGCGCCGGCATTATTTTCCAAGACGCCGACGATTTTATTGTTGAACTCGTCAGCTCTTCTGGGGACGTTGCCCCTAAAGCCCTGCAGGGGCACGGCGCGTTCTCAACTCTGACCACATCGGATGCCTGGCTGAGGCTTGAAGACGCTGACGGTTTCTTTAGAGATTACATCGATATCGACGGCAACCCTATCGGCTCCAGTGGTGGTGTAAGCGAGTTCGATTTAGTGGCACATGACGCGCAGAACAAGGCTTATTCCCAATCTGTGCGCGACCGCTACAACGCCGATATTCAGCGCCTGGTTTCAGGTTTGAATCACCTGATCATTTATAGCCAGAGCCTAGGAACCCAACAAGAGGGATGGCCTGCACTCAGCAAAGAGCCAACAGAAGGTTATGACAACCTGATGCTGGGTGATAGCGTACGGCCAAAAAGTCGTACCGCCGCAGAATTCGTGCCAGTCGGTGAGGCAATGCTCAAGCCACTTAAAGCAGTCGTTCAGTCTGGGGATGGCAGCGCAATTTTGACGGACGAACAAGTCGCTGCTTTGGCGCCTGGGGCTGGCAATGAAGGCGAAGGCGGCGTGGCGCTGGGTAACTTCCTGCGCAAGCTGTGGCTGCAAAAAAATTGCTTAGAAAGGGATCCAACGCGGCGCTTTGTAGTGTCCAGCACTGGCGTGAATGGTCGCACTATCGAAGAGCTGTCCAAGGGGGCTAGTCCAGAGCTATACCAGCGCCCATTACAGGCGGTGCGGCAAGTTAAAAATATCGCAGATGGGTTAAGTGTCAGTTATTCGATAGGCGCAATAATTTGGCTTCAGGGTGAATGGAACTATAACGGTACTCGCGGTGGCGTACAGACCAAAGACGAGTATAAAGACAAGCTGGAAAAACTCTATAACGACATGCTCCGCGATATGGCTGTAGGTATTGCAGGGCAAAAGTCACCACCCGCTATTTTTATGTATCAAACTGGGGCGACTTATTCGTCTGATAAATATGATTTGGCAATCGGCCAGGCGCAATGGGAGTTCTGTAAAGAACATCCTAATGCCTACCTCGTAACACCTGTCTATGACAAGCCAGATAAGGGTGGACATTTGACGGGGAATGGCTACCGCATGCAGGACATGCAATTTGCAAAAGTGATACACCGTGTGCTCAACGAAGGCCAGGGTTGGGAGGCGCTCGGCCCCATCAGGATTATTCGCATTGGGCGAGTGGTTTATGTTCTGTATCACGTCCCAAGCCCACCACTTCAATTTAGGCCGTCATATGTGGGGCGTATACCAACGATGTATGCAGACAAGGGGTTTCGGGTTACGGATAGCGCCGGGACGGTTCCCATCGAGTCCGTGGAGATTGCCGCTGATACCATCATCAAAATTACACTTGCGGCGGTACCGGTGGGAGAGGCCAAACTATGGTACGGCGATAAAACTGCGCACAACGGCAATGGAAATGTTTTTGATAGTGATACTTTCGCATCACTGGCGAACTACGAATATCAGGCAGGCTCTGGACAATATGCTGATGAAAATATTGCTGACCTGGTTGGTAAACCTTACCCATTAAATAATCCATCGGTGCAATTCTGTGTACCGATCGAGAGCGGAGAATAATTATTATGGTCATGGTCATTAAATCAAACGTTGCCGGCGCGTCTATTTCCAAGCCCGACGGCTGGAACCCGCCATTCAGTACAGAGGGGCTGAGATATGCCAATATATTTGGTCGCGGCAATCTGACTACCAACCTGGCCCCCGGTGGCGCACCAGCATTGGCCTACGGTAATCCAACGCAGAAAGGTGAGGCGTTCGAGTTTTCGACGGGGAATTACCTGGACACACGAGTGCCGACCAGCGAGAAAGCTACGCTGATTTCTATCGCAAATAATACCGACTCAACACAAAGTGGCCGCTGCTTTTTGATTTCAAGCTACAAAGGGTCTTCCGATGCAGGAAAATCACTACTGACTGCGGGGGTAGCACCGTCATCTCTGTATTTGTACTCTCATTACAAGGGAATAGGTGCCGATGGTAACCCGTTTGATAATGCAGCCTCAGTATCGTTCAGGACTCGTAGTACTGACCGAAGCCCGGCATTCTTTTGTGGCCGTGATTTCGGTAACTCACTCGCAGTTAGCGATCTAACTAATGCGCAAATCAAAACATCTACACCGAGCAGCACGGTAAGTGCATTTGTAAACCCGGCTCTCACATATCTGATCGGGCAGAGCCGCGTGGAAGGTTCTCCGAAACACCTCAACTACGCCACGTTGATTTATGACCGGGCACTGAGTGATGACGAGCTGATGCAGATTTATCTGTATTTCCAAGGCTATTACAGCCGTCGCGGGATCTCCATTTAATGAGCCTGGGGAAAAATGAGTGAGGGAGGTCTAAGCGTGAGCGACAAAAAATTCAGCGCGTCAATTACCGCTCTTGGTGCAGAGCGGCTGGCAAATGCAGCCGCTACCGGTACGCCTGTCGCCATCGTGGAAATGGCGGTTGGTGATGGAGGCGGGACTCTGCCGGCCAGCGGCAGCGGTAGCCTGATCAACGAACAACATCGAGCCTCGCTGAACAAGCTGGTGATCGCCAATAATGATGCCCGCGTGATCGAGGCAGAAATGATCATGCCGCCACAAATTGGCGGTTTCTGGCTGCGTGAGATGGCGCTCTATGCCGATGACGGTGAATGTATTGCCGTCGGAAATATGCCTGAAACCTATAAGCCGCTGTTGGCTGAAGGCTCGGGACGCTTCCAGATTATCCGGATGCAGTTGATAGTCAGTAGTACCGCTGCGGTGGAAATGATCGCCGATCCGTCTGTTGTTTTGGCAACGGTCGAAGACGTCAATACTCTGGAAGAAAAGGTCAAAGACTACACCGATGATCAATTGTCAGGTCATGAGCAATCGCGTAACCACCCAGACGCCACGCTGACAGCAAAGGGCTTTACACAGTTGAGCAGTGCCACGGACAGCGATAGCGAAGATTTAGCCGCAACGCCGGCAGCAATCAAAGCGGCGATCAAAGCCGCAGTCGAAGCAGCAGTGCGCCAGGCATGGGAACTTGACAACCCGGTTGGCTCTTCCCGAATTTTTAACCAAAACCTGAACCCTAACCAGCGATGGCCATGGTCGCAGTGGGAATATGCCGGCGAGCACCTGACCATCAGAACGGCGAAATCCGACGGCTCCGATGTGGGCACCATTGGCGGTAGTGACACAACTAACATTACGCGTGCCAATCTCCCAGCCGAAGAAATCGACGTCTCAGGGACAGCACAAGATACCGATCTTGGAACTAAACGTACCAAGCCTGGCGGTAAGCACGTGCACCCCGGCGTACCCAAGCGCGACAATGAGTACGAATTGGGCGGCGTCAACCGGGCGTTATTCAACCCCATGCTGACTGGCGATACAGATGAATCCGGTGAACACGATCACGAAGTGGAGTTAGGCCCACACGGCCACATAGTTTCAGGAAAAACCGCCGTGCTGGGACAGGGCCAGGCGATTAACATTGTCGAGCGACATAAGTTGCAAATGCTGTGGCATCGCGTGGCCTGACCCGCCAATTAAAACAAGAAAGCCCCAAACGGGGCTTTTTCTTCTTCTGCAGTACAGCCGGCGGCGTCTATATCTGCCGGCACATCGAGCATCAACCAAAAAGGCCGCTTACCGAGTTCGTCACCGAATTGACTGCCTTGGTCGCGCTGGTGCGGAGCTCGCCCAGCACGTCACTCGCCGACGTCGTTTGCAGCTTCTCCCTGAAATCGCTGTCGACCCGGCTCAGGCTGATAGTGAACTCTATTTTTTTCGCGTTGCCGTAGCGATCAAACTCAGACTTTCCACGCTCCAGTCGCGTCATCACGTACATGCCGTAGATCCGGCCATCGCCTTCAATCAGCGGCCAGGGCCGACCGGCGTAGCCGATAGTCTCCAGCGCATACAGTGACACACCACCGCCCGTAATTTCAGGGTAGAGAACGCCATCGAGCGTAATGTTATCTTCCCCAGAACCAATGTACTGCCACGATGCAGACCGGTTAATGCGATCGTTCTTCACGTGGCGCCACTCTTGTGAATGGCGCAGTTGCTGATAAGGGAGCGTCCGCAGCGTAAAAACAAACATCCCGAAAACCATCATCATGGTTGTAACCTCCGTTAATCTCGATCGCGGAATGACCCGCGGTTACCTCTGGCTGTGCTGGCCATCGCATCACGCACAGCATTGCGGGCGATACGTTCAAGTTCCTGATCGGAGCGTTGGCCTACATCGTTAAAAATCAATTGGAAGATAGGAGCCCCGCCTCCAGATGCAGAAACCGGCGTCATGCCAGCCGGCTGCGTTGCAGACGGAACCGAAAGCACACCGCCAGCAAGGCGCGGCACCGGCTGCGGCATAACGCGTGCTTCCTGATACGCCCCACGCAGTGCCAGTGCCTGTGGGAGGTTTTTAAAGACAATATCCCCCGGACCGATACGTTTAGTGGCGGCTTTGGTATTGTCCGCAGTGGCCTTGGTACTGCCGGCGATCTCATTAAGTCGGCGCTGCGTGCCGGTATCACCGGTCAATACTGGCGGTGGTGCCCCAAGCTTGGGATCAACAGTTGCTGCTCCCGTCGGCAGGCCCGGTCCAGTCCAGTTCCACCCCTTCTTAACCATTTTTTTCTGCTGGGGATCCCATTCCCACATCACAGGCTGATTACGCAAGCTCTCGGCCTTGCGTCGTGCCTGCTCGATTCCATCCGGGATCAGGCCCATTTTTTCAAGCAGCCAGCCCACGCCATCCATCAACTTGCTGAGCGGGTACAGCAGCACCTGTAGTGCTGTACCAAACACCCGGCCAAACGTCTCGCCAGCACTGGTACATTTCTCCAGCGTCTCTTTGCTGGTCTGCATCGGTGATAGCAGTTTGGTAAACCAATCCCACACGCGGCCGATGGCGTCACCAATGACACCGAAGATCGGTGTGATTCGGGCAAAGGCATCACGCAGCGGCGCCAGCGCCTCCATGACACCGACGCCAAAGCCAACAAAGAACGCTTTGATTGGCTCCCAATAGCGCCAGATAAGCACGCCGGCGGCTACAAATGCAGCCCCCACTAAACCGATCGGGCTAAGCAGGAAGGACAGCACACCGCCAAGTATTGACACAGCACCAGTGATTAACCCCCACAATGTCGACAGTCCAGTCAGTCGAAGTGCCAGCTTTGCAACACCTTGCACCAACGCGCCAAGCGCAGCCGATGGCGAGGTGAAAACAGCCATCAACATGCCACGCAGTGGAGGCAGTAGGCCTGTCAACTTCCCGAAACCACCAGACAGCGAGGCCAATACGCGTGACCAGCCGCTCATCCTCGCCATAGCGTTGCCGCCTACACCAACAAAGCCACGCAGCGCACCAATGGTTCCCACCACGCCGCGTCCGCCCGTCAGTAGCGTAAAGCCCAGATGCAGCTTAGCCAGTGGACCTATGAGTAAACCGGTCGCAATGCTGGCGATCCCCAGTGCCGCCACCAAGGCGGTGAGCCCGCCAGCGACCAACAAGGTGGTCTGCGCTAAACGCGGGTTCTCTTTGATCCATACAGAAACACGCGAAATAACATCATCAAGCCATTGCACTAACTCGCGAAGCGGCCCCTTGACGGTATCGGATATCTCTATTTGAAGACCTTCCCAGGCACTTCCAAGGTTTGATAGATCTCCGCCAAGGTTGTTAGACATCGTCTTGGCAACCTTCAGCGACTCATTGTTGCCATGCGCCTTGCCAATCTCTGCTAGTAACTTTTGCAGATCTCCACTACCAGCGCCGTTAACTAAAGTCATGAGCGAGTTATAGGCTTCTTCGCCGGCAATGTCCTTGAAGAAGCCAACTCGATCTACTTCGCCATACTTACGTGTGGCTTTATAGAGGTCGGTTAGGATGGTCGTTGCGTCATGCATATTGCCTTTAGAGTCAGCAACAGAAACCCCCAACTCCTTGAGCGCTTTCGCAGCTGCTTTCGGCGGTGATGCCAAACGGGAAAGACTAGCTCGTAAAGCGGTGCCAGCATCAGATCCCCTGATACCATTGTTAGCCAACAAGCCAGCCATTGCGGCTACCTGCTCCAGCCCAACACCGAGGTTAGCACCAACTGAGCCAGCATATTTCATGGTGTCACCGAGATCCCGCAGATTAGTACTGCTACGGGTAAAGGTGCCAGCCAGCACGTCGCCGACTCTATCCATATCGGCAGAAGTCAGTTTGAACTGGTTGAGAATACTGGCGCCAATGTCCGCCGTTTCACCCAGAGAAATATCGCCAGTAAGAGCGCCGCCGGCTATCGCAACATTCAAAATGCCGGGTAATGCAGCCTGTATAGCCTCCGGGGTGAAGCCAGCCATAGCCAGAAATGCCTGCCCGCTCGCTGCATCCCGGCCAGAAAATGCTGTTTCTGCCCCCAGCTTTTTTGCCTGTTCCCGAAGTTGGGTAAAGCGGGGATCTTTACTATCTATGCGGGTCAACGCCTGCACCCGTGACATATCCTGATCAAAGCCCACAGCTGGGGACAGGAGGCGGCCTTCAGCATAACCTGCAACTGATGCCCCTGCCGTCATCCCCATCCCAGCGCCGCGCAACTTGCTAGCAGTATCTTTGGCACTGGAATACCTGGCCTGCGCCTGGGTGACCGCCGCCAGTTGACGCCGTTCCCGCTCCAGTTGCTGGTTGTACTGCTCGGTGCGCCGGATGGCGCTTTGTATCGCCCCGCTGCCGGAGGTCAGATTGACACCATGCTGCCGCACAGCCTGGGACGCTTCACGTAGCTTGGCCGTTTGCAGACTGTAGGTTTGCGTCAGCCGGGAAAGTTTGCCGCGCAGATTCTCCAGGTGTGTGGCCTGGGCATCGGTCAGTTGTCCGCCCTCTCGAACGGTCTGATTCAGTCCGTTAAATTCACGCTTCGCACGGTTAATCTTCTGCGCAGTGTCGTTGGCCTGCGTGCGCAATCGGTCGAAGCTGGCCGCCTGTTTATCCAGGTCTTTAACGGCACTTTGGGTTTTCTTGAGGGAGTCAGAAAGGCCGCCAACTGCTTTGCTGGCGGCGTTAACCGGGCGGGTAAGTTTGTCGATCGCGCTGAACGCGACGCGAATACTAAGATCCATGGTCGTCCTCGTCATCGTCATGGTTGCCGCTGCGGATGGCGGCGCGCTGGCGCCATGCCATCAGCTCGCGCAGCTCCATGCCGTACATCTCGGAGGGCGGCCAGTGAAAAACTACAGCAATGTCAGCGATGAGATCGTCAACGCTGGTAAAAAGGGGTTGCCTTACTTGCTCCCCGTCTCCGCTGCGTTCGGTACGGACGGCGCCGCTTTGGTCAAAAAAGGCGTCAGCTCTTCGATGAATGACACGAAATCGCCGGTATCCAGCATGGAGATTTCCACGGAGGTCAAGGCTGGCGCTGTGACGCGGGTTAACAGGGTGGAAATCGCGTCATAGTCGAAGTTGAGTACATCGACCAGGCGCAGGCCGCGCAGAGAGCCCGCTTGCTTAATGGTATCGGTGATAGCGACGGTGCTGATTTCAGTGCTGCCGCGTTTGATCGGGGTAGAAAGAGTAACTGACATTGTAAAATTCTCCAGGCGGTAACCTGTACCGCCGTCATTGAGTTGAGGATTAAGCAGCCGAATCAGCTACCCATGCCGAGCGCGGAAGTAATGCGGTCTGGGTACAGATTTTTCCCGTTGCGCTTATAGATAAAGTTCAGCAGGTCGATTTCCAGCAGCGCCTTGTCATCCACCGACAGCTTGTAATAGGTGTTTTTGATGGCATAGGTGTGATTGGTGTCGTCGCCCTGCTTGGCTTCGCCCTGATCGATTTCGGTAATACGGCCGCGCATCTCGACTTCCATCAGCGAGCTGGTGCCGCCGCTGTAGATTTCTCCGACAAAGCGCAGGCGCATTTCGTCAATGTCGCCGCCGTATTTCTGGATCAACTCTTCAACCACACCACCGACCACCATAGAAGCATCCAGTGCGCCGCCGTCCACGCCGAGATCGACCGCTACCGCCCCCAACATCCCACCGCCCTGATAATCTTCAGTCTTGCGGGTAAGTTTTGGCAGCGTGACGCTGGGGATTTTGCCGATGTGGTTAGTGCCATCGACAAACAATGTAAACAGCCGAAGTTTCTTAGGGATAGCCACTTATGCCCCTCCCAGCGACGCAAAGGCCGCTTCGTAATATTGATCGGTGAAGGTCTGGATCATGGTCAGATCTTCCAGCGGCGGTACCGGGCTGTAGTTGTAACGCACCACCGCCTTACCTTGGCGAATGCCCGTCGTTGGGTTATCCACGATATCGAACCAACACGCGGCACCAATCAGTTTGCCGGCGGTGACCAGCCCTTGCAGCTTGGCGTCAATGCCGCTGACCACATCCTTGACGTTGGCCGGCGTTAGCGGGGTGTCCACAGTAGTGAACTGCGCTTCCGCAATTGTGTCAGCGAGGATCTGCGCGGTACGGGTGTACACCTCAAAAATGTACTTTTCTGTATCCGTGGTTCGGTTGCCCCAGAAGCGGAAGCCATCACGCTTGATCAACGTGGTGACCTCGTTGGCATTCAGCTCGTTGGCGTCGGAGTCTTCCGCTTGCAGTGCCCAAAAGACGTCTTTGGTGATGCCGAGCACGTTGCTGACCGCCACGTTTGATAGTGATTTATGCCAGCCCTGCTCGTTGTCGATCTTCGCCCGCAGTCCCAGCGCATAGGCCACCGATGGAAACTCTTCGTTTTCGCCGGACTGCTGGTTATAGGCGATAAAGTTCGGCCAGAGCAGCATGCCTTCACGCTCGGCGAACTGCTCGCGATAGGCTTTTGCCTCGACGATCGTCTCGCAGCCGTCGCAATAGCTGTAGGAGAACGCCCGCAGCTGCTTGGCGATCACCCGTAGCTGTGCAGTTACTTCCTGCGTGTCGTACATCGGCACACCGAGAATGCGCGGGCGGTAACCGACTTTCTGCTCGGCGGTCAGCAGCGCAAACATGCCGGTGTAACTGCCATCAGCCTGAGAGCCGCCGATAATCAGCTGGGATTGCGTCGGCGCGCCCTCGCCGGTGCCGGCCGCAGCGACACGCACAACGATAACTCGCGTGCTTACCTGGTCGGAAATGGCCTTCAATGATTTATAGAGCGATCCGGTTTTGCCGGCCTTGCCGAGCACGCTGATAACCCGCGTAATCAGCACCGGGGTGTCTAACGGAAAAGTGGTGGCGTCGGCATCATCCGCCACCGCAACCAGACCGATGACCGTTGAGTCAACGTCATTGATCGCGGTTTGCAGGTCAGTGTTTTCTTTGACGCGCGCACCGTGGAAAAAATTGTCGGTCATACTGTACCGCCATCATGCTTGTGAGTTCGTGGTGATATTCGCCGAAAAATGCCCCTGCGACACGCGGCGCCGGTTGTCATGTATCGGCGACAACAACGCGCGGTTTGCCCTATCGCGCGCGCATGAAACCATCAGCGCCGGAGGGATGACTCATGGCACTGATTACAGACTCGATCGACAAGGTAAAATCGCTACTGGATGAAGGAACGGGCGCGCTCAAGGATTACCAGGCGGAACTGTCACGCGTGCCGGCATTCGGCGTATTGCTGGGCGGCAAGGCGTTGGCCGTATTGGATGAACGGATAATGTCACTGGAGATGACGGACAACCGCGGCTTTGAAGCAGATGAATTAACGATCACCGTGGATGATAGCGACGGCCAGCTCCAACTACCGCCGCGAGGTGCTGAGCTTTCCGCGTCGCTGGGCTGGCGAGGTGAGGCGCTGGTATACAAAGGGGTTTTCATCGTTGACGAAGTGGCGCACTCCGGGCCACCGGACACCATGACTATCACCGCACGCAGCGCTGATTTTCGCGATGAGTTCAATGTTAAACGCGAGGTGTCCTGGCACGACGTTACCGTTGAGCGGGTTGTGTCCGCCATTGCCCGGCGCTACAACCTGAAGGCTATTATTTCCGAACAGCTGATGGGGCTGGAGATCGACCACGCCGACCAAACGCAAGAAAGTGATATGTCATTCCTGACGCGCATGGCCGACATGCTGGGCGCCATCGCTACCGTGAAAAACGGCAGCCTGCTGTTTATCCTGCCCGGCGGCGGCGTCAGTGCATCTGGCAAGGCGCTGCCGTCCTTCGCCATCACCCGCAGCAGTGGCGACCGGCATTCGTTCCGCATTGCAGACCGCGACGCCTACACGGGTGTGCGCGCCTATTGGCTGGATCTGGAGTTTGGGAAAAAGAAAAAGGTTACGGTGAAAACCCGCAAGCCTGCAAAAAAGAAAACGGAACGCAGCAGCAACCGCGAGGGAGATTATATTGAGGGGGAAGACGGCAACGTTTATGTGCTGCGAAAAACCTACAATAGCGAAACTGCCGCGAAACGTGCAGCTGCTGCGAAATGGCAACAGCTAAAACGCGGAGCCGCTGAATTTACCCTTACCCTGGCCTATGGCCGCGCCGATTTATACCCGGAAATGCACGGCACCGTTACGGGATTTAAAACGGATATCGATAATCAGGACTGGATTATAGCCAGAGCCAGTCACACTATTGACGGGAACGGCTTTACCACCCGGCTGGAGTTTGAGGCAAAAATACCCGAATGGATTGCAGAAAGTGGAGAATGACGGCCATAATGTCAGGGAGTTCAACTCCCGCCATGGGAGGCCATCATGTTTGTTTGCCCGAATTGCGGTGCCGTCGCTCGTACGCGCACCAGTCGCCGTCTCAGTGAAATGACGATACGGCAATATCATCAGTGTCAGAATTTCGAATGTAGCATCACGTTCACGACGCTAAACAGCGTTGAGAAAATGGTAACAAAGCGCGGCCCGCGCGAAGAAGAGTTACCGTCTGATTTTATCCCGCAGGACGCCTTCCCCACATCCCACTATGGGCGCGATCAACTCAATCTATCGCTGTGACCTGCCCCGCCTATGTGCGGGGTTTTATCATTTATTTTCATGCCTATAGAGATCCACAGCCTGAAAGGTAAGGTCTTAATGTGGTCATTAAAAATAAAATTAACTTATAAATCAATAAATAAAACAATAAAAAAGGGAGGCTTTCGCCTCCCTCAAAGCTCCCCAGCCTGAATTAGTGATTACGGATGTATTCGTCCATATCGGTTTTCAGGTTGTCAGATTTGGTACCAAAGATAGCCTGAACGCCTGAGCCTGCAACAACAACGCCGGCAGCACCCAGTTTTTTCAGACCAGGCTGGTCAACCTTGCTCACGTCCGCCACGCTAACACGCAGACGGGTGATGCAGGCATCCAGATTGGTGATGTTATCTTTACCGCCAAAGGCCTGAACCAGAGCCGCGGACATTTCAGAACCGCCCTGAGCGACCTGCTCGGAAACGGTGTCTTCACGGCCAGGCGTCTTCAGATCCAGTTTGGCAATCAGCACGCGGAAGATGGTGTAGTACACCAGACCGTAGATGATACCCACGATTGGGAACAACCAGATCTTGCTGCTGTTACCGCTCAGCACGATAAAGTCGATCAGACCGTGCGAGAAGCTGGTGCCATCACGCATACCCAACAGGATACAGATCGGGAACGCCAGGCCAGCCAGAATGGCGTGGATTACGTACAGGATCGGCGCAACGAACATGAAGGAGAACTCGATCGGCTCGGTGATACCGGTCAGGAACGAGGTCAACGCAGCGGAGATCATGATACCGCCGACTTTTGCGCGGTTTTCCGGCTTGGCTGAATGCCAGATGGCAATAGCGGCAGCAGGCAGACCGTACATTTTGAACAGGAAGCCACCGGACAGTTTACCCGCAGTCGGGTCACCCGCCATGTAACGCGGGATATCGCCGTGGAATACCTGGCCGGCCGCGTTGGTGTATTCACCAATCTGCATTTGGAAAGGTACGTTCCAGATATGGTGCAGACCAAACGGCACCAGCGCACGTTCAACCACGCCGTAGATACCAAACGCCACTACCGGGTTCTGATAAGCAGCCCATTGGGAGAAGGTCTGGATAGCCGTACCGATTGGCGGCCAGATGAAGGACAGAACTACGCCCAGAACGATCGCCGCCAGGCCGGAGATAATCGGCACAAACCGCTTACCGGCAAAGAAGCCCAGGTATTCAGGCAACTGAATACGGAAGAAGCGGTTAAACATATAGGCCGCGATGGAGCCGGAGATAATCCCCCCGAGCACACCGGTATCCGCCAGGTGTTTAGCCGCAATTTCTTCAGCCGGCAGGTGCAGAACCAAAGGTGCAACCACCGCCATGGTTTTCACCATGATGCCGTAAGCCACTACCGCAGCTAACGCAGATACACCATCGTTATTGGTGAAGCCCAGGGCAACACCGATAGCAAAAATCAGCGGCATGTTGGCGAAAACTGAACCGCCGGCTTCCGCCATCACGTGAGAAACTACCGTAGGTAGCCAGCTAAAGTTGGCGGAACCGACGCCCAGCAGAATACCTGCGATAGGCAATACGGAAACCGGCAGCATTAGCGACTTACCTACTTTTTGCAGGTTTGCAAATGCGTTCTTGAACAT